CGCGATAGGTGAAGTGTCTACTTTGCCACCGAATAAACCGCTGAACACGGCTATCAATGCTGCGATACCTGCGATGACGAAGACAAGACGACCAGCTGTAGATGTAAGCGCAACTGCGAAGACACGCACCGCAGCGGCAGCAGAAAGGATTACTGGGGTTAGAGCGAGACCTACCCCGATGAAGACTGCGAACAGCGTAATTGCTCGTGTGACGTTAGGCCCGAGCGCGTTAGCAATTGAGGTCGCGATGTGGATAACGAAGTTGATTGTGAATAGAATCGCCCGTGCTAGGTTCAAGAACAGTTGTGTCGCGATGATGAGTGCAGGTGCAATACCTTGACCAAGTACTTGTAGCAAGACTTGGAAGTTAGCTAGTAGGTCGATGAATAAGCTCTTGTTTTGTTGAACGAATTGCACGACAAGACCGAACGCTACTGCGAGTGCTTGTTGCACTTCTTTAGATGACGCAACCAACGCTGCGAAGAGACCGACGACAAGACCAGTACCGTAACCGATTTCACCAATCAAGTTACCAATGAACGGGATACGTGAGATAAGGTCTGAGGCGAATGCCAAGAACAGACCGCTCATAATAGCGATAACTTGCGGGTATTGGTTTAGAAGTGTCAGCAGGTTACCTACTGCGGTACCGATAGCTTCAAACACCTTAACGGTGATAGGGTTTTCTACGAATGAAAGAATGCTTGTAAGTAGAACTTTAAGTCGAGCGTACAGACCTTCTGTTGCCGCGATCATACCCTTTTGGGTTACAGTTACACCGAAGAACGCCATACCGACGCGCTTGAGGTTGTCTGCCAAGTTGTTCATAATACCAGCGAATGTTGAAGACTGCTTGATAGCACCTTGGAACGCAACACCACCCGCTTTGGTCAGGTTGTTCAATGCTTTGACGATAACTTCAGATGTTACTGAACCGTCACCGAATGCGCCACGAACTTCACCCGCGCTCTTGCCCATCGCTTCACCGATTGCTGAGATGAACCCAGGGAGTGAGTTTTGAATCTGCAAGAAGTCAGTACCAGTAGCTTTACCAGCACCGAAGATTTGAGAGAGAACGTAGTAGAAACGATCTAGTTGGTCAGATGAAGCACCGAATGCACCACCGATGTCTGAGACACGTTGAATAACACCGAATGCTTGTTGACCGCTAAGACCTACTGATACGAGCTTTTGTTCGTATGCGATAAGGCTAGACGTGTCGTACGGTGTTGAGTTCGCGTATGTGAAGAGGTTGTAGATTGCTTCACCAGCTGCTTCAGTACTTTTCAGCAGGCTTTCAAGACCAAGTTGTGCAGACTCGATAAGTGAAACCGTCTTCAGGATAGGGATTGTTGAGAAAGCCGCGACTGCAGCTGCGATACCAAGACCCATACGGCTAATGTCGCCAGTTGACTTGCGTACGCTGTTACCGAAATCAAGAATGCTCTTGCTTTGTTGTGAGAAGTCCTTCGCGTGAATCTTGTCAAGCTCAGTTTTTGTCGCTTCGAGACCACGGCTAAGGCGTGAGGTAGATTTCTCTGACTCTTTTGACGCTTCGTCGATTTGCTTGATACCTGCCGCTAGGGTAGGTGCAACACTAGCAAGACCACCGAACTGTTGCCCGAGGTCTGTTCCCATTGAGCGACCAGCTCTTTCAAGCGCGGCTCGTTGGGTGTCTGCCCATGTTGCTGTGATTTGACCAGCGGTGGCAGCGTCTGCACCAGTTCGCATAAGCGTTTGTCGGTAAGTGTCAGCGGTTCGGTTCAGCGTCTTGTATTGCTGATCCATCTTTTGCAGTTCGTTGGCTAGTTGCGATTGTTGTTTCGCGTAGGCAGCGACGTTCTGCACGTTAAAGGCATTTTGAGTACCCTTTTGAACGTTGTTAAGGCCTTTGTTGATTGCTTCGAGGTTCTTTGCGAACGTCGCAGTGAGTGCATCAGCAGAGCCCTTAAAAGCGTTGGTTAATGCGCGGTCGACACTCTTACCAGTTTGCTCTGCTTGCTTTTGTACAGATGCCAATTCAGACTTGAGCTTGCTCGCGTCACCAGTTAGAAGATATTTTATTTCGCGGTCGTTCATATTTCGATCAGTTTTTTGTATTCGTCGATTAGTTTCTTGATTGATTCACCCTTTTTAGAGTGAGGTGCTGCGGCAATCTGTACGTGGTTGATGTACTCGACTGCTTTCTGCTGGTGAGCTGTCTTGATTAGCAAGTTGACATCTCGAGCAGGCATCTGTTCAACGTCCTCGAGCTTATATTGCGGATAATAGTAACAGACCAGCGCATAAGTTCGTCGGTTACTGTTACTATCATCATCGCTTTGGGGGTTTTTGTTTTTGACTGAACCACCGTTGGCACTGATTGATACAGGTGCTTTAGGTGCGGTAGCCATTTTTTATTGTGCTGAAAGTTCTTTTTCAGTCATTTTGTTAAAGGCTTGTAGAACATTGATTGGTGAAGCGTCTAGTGCTTCTTCAATTGATGTCTTGTGGTCTACTGGGCTGATAAGGCTGTATACGAATTGTTGCATCTTGTCTGAGACAGCTTGCTTTTCTTCGTCAGTGGTTGCGCCTTCTAGTTCTTTTTGGATAGCTTGGTTAGCTTTCAATTCAGACACTAATGGTCGTCGAAAATCGTATACTTTACCGTCGATCTCGAATGCGAACGATTTGCTGATATTGTCTGATAGATTGTACTGTGACATCTTGTGTTAGTCTCCTTTGGACTTATTTGTATTTCACCTCTAATTATATAGATTTGATAAAAACAGCACCCCCGATAGCGCAATGCCATCGAGGGTGGGTGTTCGATTGTCGATAACTAAGATTAGCTGTCGACGGTAGTGTCGCCACCACCAAGAATCTGTGCAACTGCTTCGCCTTGGCCAGGTTGACCTGTGAATGCTACAGTAATTGTAAGCAATGCACCGTCTTGCATGTCGATTGAGCTTAGTGTTGCCACTGCGCTGTTAATTCGAACTGCGAGGTTACCAGTACAGTCAAGGATGTCGAGGTCGTTCGCGATGTCTTCTTCAGAACATGCAGCAGGAACGATGTCGATAGCACCATCAGCGTTAGTAACTTCTTGACCTGTTGAGAGAATCTCACCGTTGGCTTTGAAGTATTGTGGAAGTACGGCTGCAACTGATGAAGGGGTTAGCCCACGTAGTTGAAGCTCTACAGATGCTTTAATACCTGTAGTAATGGTTGATGTACGACCGTCAATTGTTGTGTAATCGTTAGATGTCACGTCAAAAGATGGGCTGTAATCCATAACGTCGGTAATGGTTGTCGCACCAAATCGTACAGTGAAAGGACCTTTAAACATATTTTTGTGTTTCCTTATTAACTTTCTATATTTGGCGCGCTATTAGGCGCTCTGTATAATTGAACATTTACAGTGAGCAAGCCAGTTTGTAATTCTTCTGTATCAATATCTTGACTTGAAGCAAACTGTGCAGTTGACACGTAATCGACATCAAAACCTTCGAGGTAGAAGCAGTCTTTAGCGTTCAATCGTTCTTCGAGGTTGAATAGTTTTCTATCAACGTCTTTGTTCGATGTATCACGGTATTGTACCTGTATTAGGTACTGCTTCACCACTTCTCCAGTGATGAGTCTTCGCACTATCTGACCACCGTTGGTCGTGATAACGTAGCTATCTGCTCGGGCTTTGAGTGGTATTCGGTTGATAAAGATATTATTACCGAATGCACCATACCCTTCGATCTCTAGCCATTGTACAAATGAATCTGATACGGTTACTGGGTCTGTCATATCGCGTCCATCATTGTTATGTCTAGTATAATCATAGCTTCGTCACCTCGTGCCACCTTGTTGATAGCGTTCTTCGCAAAGTCTTTACCCGTACCAGGAGTTGTGTACCTGTGGATCGGGGTTCCGTCTGATGCGATACCTTCTTCTTGGTCACCTGCGTATGGTTCTGACCACTCAACTGAAACTTGGCGTTGGCCAGCTCGTGTTGGGTGTGCAGAGCTACGTAGTGCACCAGTCTTCTTCGGAGTGTTTGGGTCAGCTGTTCGTATGACCGCTTCTGTGATCTGTACTAGGGCTACCCCGAAGTGGTTGTCGATACTATCACCGATGACCTGAGCGTTGATGTTTTTAACAAGCGGCATATTATGATTCCTCTGGTTCTGGTAGGTCTGCGAGAGCGTGAACTTTGTTCAAGAAGCAGTGCACATTGTCTACGTTGTTAGCGAGTAACTTTCGTTGCCCCACTACGACGCTACCAATGCGGTACCATGCGTCAGATTCGTCACCACCGAACATGTTAGCGACTATGTACATACCTTCGAGACGGTAGGCGTTCGCGAGAACGATTGGGTCTTTCGGGTTTAAGTACACATGAGCGTCGGCTGCATGTTCTTCTGCGCTTGCAGACTGTGAGTATGACCCACCGAGGTGAAACAATGATTTAACCGTTTGGTTTAGAACGACGGTCTTGTCATTGTACCCATCTGCATCAACAAGGATCAGTTTGACTTTATCTTTATAGCTTATCATCGTACAGGTACCCTATTACGTTTAGCCCCTTTAGGACCAGCGTATAGAGCAACTGTTGCTACATGATCGCTACTGCTAATTGGGGTTACTGGTTTGTCAGTCTTTGACCAACTGTGACCGTCAACAGATTCAGAAGTGATGTTGCCCATCGCTGCTGAGTTGTTTGAGTCTAGTCGGTAGTCAACCATATCTGCAATGAGATATTGGATTGCTGGGTCTGACATCACGTCGTGGTAATCTGCATCGAGTGCAAGGGCAAACTTTATCTGCTTCGGGTGACCGTCTGCGAAGAGAGTCGTGAAGGTTGCGATAACTGTAGGGTCGTAAGACCACCCTGGAACGTCGATTTCGATCCACTTGCCCCAACCGTTACCGTTGTACTGAGGGACAGCACCGTGTAGGTCGTCGAGAGTGATGAAACTTTCGTCGTCTAGTACGAGTACTAACTTTGCTCGGTACGCAGTGTCAAAAGGCTGTACGAGTGCGAATTTGTCTTTGAGCTCAAGCGGAAACACCATCAGGTCACCAATAGGTTCGTCAGCAGGCAATAAATTGTCGATGACGTTTTGGGGAACTGGTAGCGTTTGACCGAAGGAGTACCCGTTGTAATGGGTCTTTCCAAGCTCACTGTAAATGTTCGTTTGTGGTGTCAGAGAGTAACCTAGAGCAGACTCAAGCTCAACGATTGCACGAGCGATTGCTGCGAGAACCATATTTTCGTCTTCGTCAGATACAGTGTTGCCCGTTAGCTGTTCGTACTGTTCTATAGTCACTCTCTTATACCTTTTTTTATTTTCTTTTTATCTTGGGTGCCCCCGCCCATAAGACGGGAGCTTTGCAACTATATCTTAGCTTTCTGAGCTAGAGATTGAAGCTACGAGTTCTGGTTCTGTTACAACACCACCACGGAAGAATGATCCACGGATCACAACTTCGTTGCGTTGGAATGCTGAACGAACTTCACCGTTCACTTCGTAAGATGCACGACCGTCTACGTCGTATGAGAGACCACCAGATGTTCGTCCTGTGAATGCGCTCATGTCTGCGTAGAAGATTGGGTCAGTAACAACAACTGCTACACCGTGTACTAGGAAAGTACGAGTGTCACCTGCGTTAAGCGTAGGTAGGAGGTCGCTAGGGACTGTTACGAAAGATGTACCGAATACTGAACCAGCGTTCAATTCAGCAACAAGACCGAAGTTTTGTTCTGTGATTGCTGATCGTAGGATTGCAGCCTTAGTCTTGTTTGATAGGATCAACTTACCAACAGTTGTGCTGTCAGCAGCTTCAGCTACGGCTTCTGCTAGGTCAGCAGTGCTTCCTGAGAACTCAACTGTTTGACCAGTCGCGTTAACAGCTTGTTGTAGACGAGCGATAACAAGTTGAGCGCGCTTTTTGTCGTAGTCGTTTGTGAATTGCTTAGCAATGTCACGCATGATGTCAACAGCAGCGAACTTGATTGTTGCAAGAGCTACAGCTGTAACGTATGCAAGTTCTTCTAGTTCGTCGTCGTGTGGCGCGAAAGTTGGTTCACCGTATGGCTTCAATAGGTCGTCGTCGTCGATTGGACCAGTTGTTAGGCCACCTGAGTAACCAGTTGATACGTTTTGCATGTCAACTGTAGTACCACGTGATAGCCATGCGAACTTGATCGCGTCAGTTTCACGCCAGTCAGTTGCTTCAAGTAGTGCAGAGTAGCTGTTTAGCTTACCTTGTACTTCTGAAAGAACTTCAGGACCGATAACTAGGTTACCGAGGTCTTCTAGCTTGATTGAGTTTTCTACTTTACCAGCTTCTACAAGTGCGTCGTAGTTAACCTTGTTGATTGCGCGTAGTTCATTGTACGCTTCAACGTTAAGGTCACGTGTTGATGCAATAGCAAGAGCAAGTTGGTTCTTGATTGTAGCGTTCTTGCTTACAGGAGCTTCTTCAACGAACTCAGTTTCTTCAACTTGAGCGTCAAGAGCGTTCTTCACAGCAGCGTCAATCATAGCTTGTGCTTCTTCTTTTGTCATTTCAATTTCCTTTTTATTTTCTGTTTTTTCTTCAACAACTTCTTCAGTCGCTTCCACCTCTTCGGTTTCAGTTTCTTCGGCTTCGTTGTCAACTGTTTCGCTTGCTTCGTTGTCGCTTACGTCAACCTTGATGGTGATTTCTGCGTCATCGTCTTTAGCGAGTTCTGCTTCCCATCGAGCTTCTCGAGCTTGACGTTCTGCTTTTTCCTCTTCTGTTTCGATGTATTCGCTAGTGCGAGTGGTAGTGACCGTTTCGATCCATGTACCGTTCTCAGCTTTTTCGCGAGTAGTCTCTTCAACAGTTTCGGCTTCAGCTTCAGGAGTTTCTTCTTTAGCTTCGGCTACTTCTTCAGCAACTTCTTCTTCAGCTTCTACTTCTTCGGCTTCTTTGACGGCTTCGATTTCTTCAGCAACGATCTTAGTATCTTCTTCAGGTACTTCAACCACTTCTGGGACTTCGACAACCTTTGTGTCTGCTTCTTCTGCTTCTGTAGGAGCTTCGTTGAGTTTAACTTCAACAAATTCTTCAGTAGCTTCAGAAATTTTTGTTTCTTTTGCCATGTTTTCCTCTTTAGGTGCGATTACTAATTTTTCCTCTAGTCCGTCGACTTTGAGACCCTCAGCTTTCGCTTTTTCTAAGGAATTGTGGACAGTTTCGTTAAACGAGTTAACGTGTGCGTTATAGTTGTTAGGAGTAACTACCTGACTTAACCCACAAAGCTCAGCGTTGTTGTAGATGCCAGTATCAGGATCAAGGCGACCGAGAGTTTCAATACTAAAGCTATTTGAGAAACCACCAACCAATAGGTCGTACGCGACTTTCGCGTATGCGTTTTCTTTAATAGCATAAATAATCTTCTCAACAATAACTTTGTTGCCAGATTTCTTAACACCAACAGTTTTTCCAATAAGACTTCGCAATGTGTCGTCGTGATCGGCAGTAAGCTGGTTACCGTAATCTTCGAGGCTCATTGAATCAATATCGTATCGTGTGCCGTTGCGTTGCGTAGAATCGTCAGTAATAACTAGTCCGTTCGGGAATGATACAACGCCATCTCCCTCATCCGTGAAACCACCTACTTCGGCAGTAACAGAGTAACTATTTCTACTTTTTTCCACGTTTCTATTCCTTTTTTGTTTTAAGGGACGTTTTTTGTGTAAAACTTTTGTTTGTTTCGTTCGAAGACCATTCGCAGTGTCTGTGCATGACCTCTATACGTTCTTCTTCTTGTATTATACATATTATTGTTTTATGATAGTTTCAATGAGTGAATTAGACCGACAACTAGCTATCTTCAACAAAAAGATGCCCGACAACCCCGACCAAGTGGTGAAAGCGTGTAGTGTTATTAAGCATGAATGCGAAGACGGTGAAACATATTGGTTTTTAACAGATGACGATCAAATCATCAAAGTGACCACTAGAGAAAGCGAAAGATGACCCATTCAGAGTTAGAAAAGGTTATTATACAAGGTATATTTACGCTTGGCAACCATATTCTCAACTCACCAGACCTCTTGCACCTGCGCATAGAGATGGTAGACGACAATCGCGTACTACTTAACCCCAACGTCTTGCTATATATAGATAAGAACGGCATCTGGAACAATTTTCAGCAAAACCAGTATGAAATGCGTTCAACCGCGTTCGCTACTTTAATGACCCCTATATGCGACATCACCGTAAGTCAGGGTGAGGTGTACTCGGTTAGCTTCAAGCACGTTCACGATATAGGTGTTTTCCCACAAGAAATAGATATTGAAGAGGTTCTCGCTGAAGTTGACCGCACCGCGTTCTCTGATACCGCGTTTAACACCGCTCGCGTGGTGCGTTTATCGCGACAACGCTTAGACCCACGCTATTCACGTTCAAAAATACGCACATTGATATAAAACCTATTGCATTTTGTATCAAACGGTGGTATTATAACCGTATGAAACCAGTAACTATAGTAGACGACCACCTACTCATCACCCACGAAGTGTATAGCACACACAGGGGTCGACACATGGAGACCGAAGCAATACCGTTAGCAAATATCGAGTGTATTAAAGCTACCGTAGGACCGCAAGGTGGTATGCACACATGGTCAATCAGGGGCTATGAACCCAAGTATAGCGATAGCGGGTACTTTGACGACCGCAAGCGCGATATTGAGATATTCAGCGGTGATAGAAAGAGCTACTATCTAATTGATGAAATTATGAAGGTGCTACCTGATATTAAGTACCACGAAAAAGTTGAGGGTGGCGGGGCACCTTGGTAATGATCGACACTAAGCAAGCAATCAAAGACGCAAAGCGAAGCGAATACTTCGGTAGAAGCAAGCAGACGCTCTTAATGAAGGCGAGCTTTAAGTTTGAATACTCGATTAAGCACTTGCTTAACTTTCTACCTCAATGGCGACACAACAAGGTTGAGCGAACACTCACACACCTCTTTGAAGTAGGTGAACGTGTCAACACCTACCACGGTGCGGGTACGGTAATCAAAAGCTACAAGTCTATAGCGTCAAATGGTGAAGACGGGTTTGTCTCAGTAGATGTTCGCTACGATACTGCACCAGCAGACGCGACGAGCTACCCTGATGTAGGTCACTATAACCAGATATTTCTAGAGAGGGAGACGTAATGTATACCGAAGAAGACTATGCAACTGTTGAAGCGATGACCATCTTTGGTGGTTCGTTCGTTGTTGCACTCGCCCACGCGTGTCGACAAGCTGACGCGGTCAACCTTGCGAAGATCAAGCAAACGTGGCCAGAATACTGGGCTGAATACAGCGAGATGAGTAAAAACCTATGAGTGCTGTCAGTGTAAACCCTGAGATAGACGCTCGTGTGCAAGCTATTAAGCACCGTGCAACTGATAAGTTTCACAATGACCACGCAGACGGTGACTTAGCTATATATGATGTCATCGAAGAAATGAGCGTGATTATTAAAGAGCAGTACGAAAATGCTGAGTCAATTCAAGCTGAGCTAGACGACGTGTATTACCAACAATCAATGAACCTAGGAGAGCAGTAATGAACGACAGCGAATTATTCAGTAACAACTTTGGTAAGTGGTGTGAAGCACACGGTGTTGTGTTGGGCGACCACGCAAACGGTAAGTTCGACGCAAAGGTAGACTTGAACGAGTTGAAAATCGCGATTATGCGCTTTGCAGATGAGCAAGCTGATAATGCAGTCGATACCGCGCAGAACGATTTACTGTTCGACCTAGACGAGATCGAGAACAAACCTTGGCGCGTTTTCAGACAGCTCGGTGCAATTATGCCAGATTATAAGGATACGTACTTACGCTATGAGCATTTCTATATGCACGGTGGAAGTAACGATGTAATGAAGTTGATAGAAGACTTCGAGAAGGATCACCCACTAGTATGAGTTTAGAATTTGACAAAGACGAAATTAAAATCACCGCTTTCATTAAGAGCACTGATAACGTATTCAATGAGCATAATGTCTTCGGTGTGGTTGACGCTCGTGCAAGTATTGCAGAACTAATGCTCGACGCTCGTATTGAGTCTGCGATGAAGTACGGTAAACTTGAGTTTGAAGAAGCTGAAAAGCTGGTGCTCGCTGAGCTAGAAGAGTCTAAACGCGAGATATGAATTATAAGAAACAACGCGAAAACCTACGGGCTAGTTTGATTGACGCTAAGCTAGTACATAGTAAGCGTTGTTTGCTTGAGTGTGTCTGTGGTCGTGATGAGCTAATGTGGCAGATCGACGAATACACTGACCTTGTCACCGCTGAGCGGGTGCGGTTTGCAGAAATCAAAGCTGAAGAGTACGGCAAGATACTCCAACGTATGGGCGCGAACAAGTGCGATACTTGCAAAGACTATATGGCAGAGGCTGATGAAATTTACTGCGACAACTGCGATAACATCATTCACTTACGGTGTGCTGGCTTCACCACTACGAGCAGTGCGTACGATGATGACGGGGTCGCTATATGTGTTGACTGCAAGAAGAAGGAAGAAGAGCGACAAGAAAACGAGCCCATCGAAATGGACCCGTGGGGTACTGGTAACCCGACGATAGACGATCTACCGTTCTAGGCTTTAACAGCGATTTTCTGTTTTGAGTAACGCTTGGTTACTTCTTTAAGAGCGGCTTCTGTGTCATCGAATAATACGGTGAGCAGTTTAACGTAACCGTTCTCAAACTTACCAAAGATGTCGGTAGTACCAGATACTGCTCCGTCTTTAGCTTCAATACCGTTAAGGGTAATGAGTGTAGTGTCGTCCTTTACCGCTGAGTTAATCATAGCGGTAGGGTTGTCTTCGTGTGCGAACTCGATTTCAAGGTCAGGTAAGAATTGACGAATAGGGACTTTGTTGACTATGATTTCTACGAGGTCATCATCAGCCAGCTCGTTGAGGTTGTAAGCAACTTCTTTAGTGCCGTTTTCTTCAACGTCTTCGTCACCTCGGTCAGGGCCACCGTCAGTGTCACCATCGTTGCCATCGTCAGCTTTTGTGTCTTCTGGCTTACCAAGGTCGGTAACTTCGATTTCGCCTCGAGCGAACTTTGAAGCCACATCTGCACCATAACCAGCATCAGTTAGTGCCTTCATTACGTCGAACTCAGCTTGTCGTACTTCAACTGCAGCCTTAGCTGCGTCTTGGTCAGATTCAAGTGGGTTATCTAGAGCCATTTCGTAGTGGGTCTTTTCCCACTCGTCTTTGTAGTGTGTTCGGTAGTCGAGGTTCAATGCGTCGATGATAGTTTCGATCTGAGGCATAATCGCGTTTTCTGTGAAGTCGTCTTTTTGTGTACGAGATACTTCGCGACCAGTACCAGATTCTTCCATACCCATAAGTGTCTTAGACACGCCACCGATAGCGAATAGGTTGTCGAGGTGAATCTTGTTGATGTCACCAAGCGCAGCCTTGTCGAGGTCTTGTTGCATGTCGACCCAGTCAACAGTACCGCTACCGTTACCGAAGATTGGTTCACCCTTGTTGTGGTTCTGAAGACGTGAAACAAAGTTAGCAAAGTCTTCTTCTTCTAGTTCGATTGAAGTAGAGATGATACCAGGAGTGTTAAGGTTACCCTGAATAGCCTGTCGAGCATAGTCAGAGGCTTGCTTCATTGTAAACTGAGCATCGCGAGCCGCGTCTGCCATTGAGAAGTGTCCGCCACTATTGAACGGGTCCATGAGCGAGATAGGGATAATCATGTCCTTGTGAATATCGCGGGTCTTACCGTTACGAGATTCAATGTAGCCACCAAGTTCACCAGTTTCGCTGTTAATTACTTTACGGATATTGTACGGGTTCAAAAGAGAGAACGATTGTACTGCACCTAAGTGTCCGTCAGCGTATACGCGTCGAGCTGCGTATAGGTAGAAGACTCCTTCGAGGTCGAGGTACGTTGAGATGTTGTACCAGAAAACTCGTTCAGAGAAGTTCTTTGATTCGCGGATAAGAGGAAGGTAAGGGTGAACTACCGCAGTCTTATCGTGGTTCGCTGATTCAAGGACTCGCTTAGAAGCGTTAGTGTAGATGTTTCGTTTACCGATAACTGCTGTGCGGTTTGCACGTCGAGTAATAACAGCGTATCCGAAGTCACTGTACATATCCTTATCTGTAATCGTAGTTGCAGACCAAGAAGGAGACATAGTTCTCCCACCATTCCGAAGAAAGTCTGTCGATAAATTGTTCTTTGTCTTTGCTACGGCCGTTGCATTGGCTCTTGAAAGACTATCAAGATTTTTATTCACGCGTTGTTTTACCTAATTGTTTATTCTATTTTGATTATACATAGAAGTGAAATATCACAGGCTCGAGAGGGGTAAAGAAAAACACCGCATGGTAGCGCGGTGCTCTCGATAAGGAGGGTGTATAAGTCGGTGAGTATCGCCCATGATGCCTTTGATACACACCTATAGGGGGTATAAAGTGTTATTTATCAGTTAACACAGCTCACTATTATAGGGGTGAGGGTACCCGAAGTCAACGATTGTGCGCTAGACGAGGCACCTGTATAGTAAGTTTATGAGCTATTCAAAAAATGATGACGACTTCTATCTGACCGTAGGTCAGCTCCGACGCGTCCTAGAAAATCTACCTGACGATACCAAGGTCTACTACCAACGTATTGAAGACGCGTACTTCGAAAAACACGGGTGGAAGCCAGATCTACTGGTACCTGACGACTCAAAGCACATCTACCCAGACATACCCGACAACGAGTATATTCGAACGTTCTGCGCGTTTCACTATGACGGTAGACTCTGCTTGACAGCGCACTACTAACGTAATAGAATATGAATGACCACCCTCTTACTTTCCAGTTCAGGGGTGGTTTTTTGTTGTCCTAGAGTTGAAAAAAACTATTGTATTTTAACTAAAAATGCAATATAATTATTGTATGAGCAAACCAGTGAAACAATACAACGCAGTCACCATGAAGAACGGGGTGATTAAGCAGGTACCGACCGAGTATCACAAACCACGCGGTAAGAAGAAGACCGTCTCTATGACGCTACCCATCTCACTTGTCGAGGTTGTAGAAAATCTCGCGAGTATCGACTTCAACGATAACAAGAGCAATGCGTACGAAACGCTATTACTAGAAGCTCTAGAAAGCAGGGGTGCAGATGTATAGTATCTATCACAGTCGCAGAAACAGTCGCGTAATCGAATGTCGCAGACTGATACCTAAGCTAATACGGGTAGAGCACGAGCTTCAAGGTACGCAGATCAAGCGTGACATTGCTATATTCAAAGACTTCGCTACTGGTGCGTACACCTATGAGTCTCTCGGTAAGCGTTACAAAGGTCTACGTGGTTCACGTATCTCGCAGATTGTTCGACAAATGCAGTTTCAGATCAAGAACCCGAACCAACCAGACCCAAAGATAACCGACCAAACGATGTGGCGACGCAACCGAAACATCTTCGAAAAGTGGTGCACTGGTGAATACAGCATTTACGACCTCGCTAACAAGTACGATTTAAGTGAAGCGCGTATCAGTCAAATCATTAAAGATGTCACCCGTAACGAAGAACTCCGACGCGCCAGAGAGGACTTCAACGAACCACTCATAAGCGAGATGGTTAAACGATAATGGGTAGTATTCGATGTTTCTTCGGTCACCACGACCTAATACCTATCACTGAACCCGAAACGGTTCACGAGAACAAATGGGTAGGGTATGAAGAAGCAATCGTAATATGCTCGCGTTGCGGGTTACTCGCTAATGCAAGAAAGGAGCTATAATGAGTCAAAAATTATTCAACATCTTACTTATATGGGTGCTAGTGCTTATGACGATCATCACGGTCGCATACGTCTACGTTCTAGTCGACACCACTAACCAGATACGCGACTACCACCGCGAGTACCGAGACTAATATGTTACCTGTGGTTACCTTCAATGAATGGGTATACCTTGGTGACTTGTCACCCGCCCGACGCGAAAGCGTCCAACGCTGCCGAAACGTCCAAAATCTAGTCCGACTCGCAGAAGAACGTGAGTACTACAAGAACTACGACTCGTGCAAGCGCAACCTCATCATCTTTCACGCATATTGCACGGGGTTGATTGAGTACGCTCGCATCGCAGAAGTCACACACCTCAGCGTTTCTTCAGTTGGTAGCATACTAAATCGTGTCATAATAAATACATTAGGCAACGAAGGCAAAATAATAATGAAGCGCGCAAAGAAAGGTAGCATACTGATATGAGTTTCGCATCGAACCAGTCTCGCATTCGTGTCGGTGGTGGTGTCACGCGTGGTAAAATCGTCGTTGGTGGTGGTATCAAACGCGGTGGCTTCACGATGTATGGTGGTCGATCACGACGAAAGAACTCCAATACTCCTACTTATCCGACCCGAAAAAATACCAACTCGGCAGTGTCGGGGGTGAGTAACGTCACAGCATTCTTATTCTTACTGACCTTCTTTTTTGTCATACTCACACTCGCGATAGGGTGGATTGCAATACTCATTGCGTTCGCAGCACCCGTGATTGTCGTGCTGGGGTTCTTAGGGCTTTTCGCTTTACCTTTTGTCGGGCTCACTCAGCGAAATTAGAAAAAAAAATTACGAGGGGGGTTGCTACGGCCTCACGTAAACAAAAAGATGAACGGGGTTTATTCCGCTCATCTTTTTTATTGGTGGGGTTTACTTGCTTAGTGGTATAAAGTAGTAAACGCTTTTCTTGCTATTGGTTAGTTCAAGAATGTTTTTTACCTTGTGGGCTAGTAACTCTTTACCGTATACAATCTGCATAGTAGTTGTTACAATCTTTTCACCCTCGGTGTAGCGTATCACGTGTTGGCGGTTTACTTTTTTACCCGCTTCGTCCCGTACGCTTGATGCTTTACCCTCTACACTCTTTACAATGTTCTTGCGATAATCAGTCGCTACTTGTAGCTTGTGCTTAGGTACTACGATTTTTACTTTAGTTGCTTTTGCTTTAGTAGTTGCTTTAGTTGCTACCATAATGTTATACCTCAGACGCTTATAATTATAATTGTAGTAGTCGCGTCCCTCTCTACTGTTTATAAGTATACTACAGATGATGATAAAAGTCAATAGTTTTTATGAATAATCTTTACGGATTTTAATCGAACAAAAATAGAACAGTGAGGCTCCCACAGGCTATGGCATGGCCGCCCCTATACCATGGATGCCTAGGGATGCCCACTCGCCCACGGAAGCCACGACTCAGGCACAGGAATGTTTTCACGTGAAATGTTTTTTGTTTTCACGTGAAATGCTCGGCCTCTCGCCTCCCTGCTCGGTCCCCCAGGCCGCCTTTCTTTTCTTTCGCCTTACCTAAGATTCATTTGCCAGCCTTAGCCGCCATGCGGGCGCCCCACTACCCGATAGCCTGTAGCGGATTACATTTGTCTGGCTTAGCCCAGCAGCGGTGTGATCGCGTCCTCTGTATGCAGGACTAATAGCTGTCAGACCTCACCAGGTCCCCTGCCTGAGCTTGGAGTAGCGTGACCCACCAATCACGCTATCCTGTGCCTAACTAAGCAACTGGTACGAAGTAATAGACACTGCCCTTGCGGTTCGTAAGCTCTAAGATGTCCTTGCTAGTGTGTGCAAGTAGTTCTTTCCCGTAGATAATCTGTAGGGTTGCTGTAACGACCTTGTCGCCTTCGAGGTAAGTGATAACGTGTTGACGGTTAATCTTCTTGCCTGCTTCGTCACGTAAGCTGGTAGCCTTACCTGTTACTGACTTGACGATGTTCTTGCGAAATGTTTTAGCCACTTCGAGTTTGTGGGCTGGTACTGTTACCTTAGCCTTAACTGGTGCTTTGGTTGCTGTCATAATATCTCCTTGTGATTATGATTATATGGGTATCTCTACCACTGTAAGTATTATCTCATAGGCGACGATAAAATACAATAGGTTTTTGGCACATCAGGATTCCGCTGGATACCGTCCGGATCGGCAGTAAAGCCGTAGAACTGGGGAGTATGCCACCTGGAGTGAGGCTTTGGCAAGCAGCCTGTGGCGATTTTCATTTGTTCGCCTTTGTTTCGTGGCTGTATAGTGCAGCAGCCTACCCGTGCTGGCAGAAGCCAGGTTCTTATGGATTCTAGGAGCTCTGAGATAACGCGGTTCTGGGAGGCCTTGGTTAGCTGGATACCTAAAACTTCAGATTTCTGGGTGCAATGCGAATGTTAGGGTCGTTGGAGCCAGCTAGTACAGGATTCAGATCGTGGCTTCGGATGGTGTAGCTGCCAGGAGGTCGTTGGCAATCCAGAGCTTCAATTCACGGATTTGGGCGGACGATTGGCAAAAAACGCGTTCAATTCGCTGAAAACAAGCCATGATTGGCAAAAAGGGGGCGGATTCCTACTCCAAGAGCTGACGAAAACTCCTGGAAGTCTGGCGTCCGTGCCGCCCTATCCTGAGTGCTTGAGGAACTTTGGCTATTAGAACCTGGGATTCAGTGGGATATGGTGATAAAACACAATACTTTTTCCTCTGGGCGTTAGGCTTGCGTTTCTTTGGGTT